TACCGTGTGTAATTTCTGCAAGTCTACGTTCGTCAGTACTGCCTTCCAAAAACCACAGTAATTCTCCCACAACTGATTTCCATGTAAGTTTTTTAGTTGTGACAGCCGGAAAGCCTTCCAGAAGATTGAACCGCATCTGGTGCCCGAAGATACTACGTGTACCAACGCCAGTGCGGTCTTCTACTTCTTGTCCGTGATTTAAAATTAAATTAAGTGCATCAAGATACTGCTTCATCCTTTATCCATTTCTCAATAGTAAGTTCGCGATCATTTTGTACTTCTTGTAATACAAAATTACCTGTAATTAATTCTTCTGGTAAAAATGTATCGCATTTCCAATTACCTTCAATTCTACTCAAATATAATTCGTCTATACTTTTTATATAATTTTCAACTAAAATTGCACCACCAATAATCCATTTTTCTTCATTATAATTATCAAGTATTGTTGGTAATTTTTCTAATGTTGTGGTGTAATTAGGTCCTTCATCTATACTTCCATTTGAAGTAATAACAATGTTTATTCTACCTGGTAGAGGTTTAGGCATACCCTCTGCCTCCCAAGTACGTCTGCCCATGATAACAATATGTCCAAATGTTTGTTGCTTAAACCATTTAAGGTCTGCTGAGTTTTTAGGCCAAGGTAAAGTACCATTTCTGCCTATTCCCCATTGTTCATCACAAGCTAAAATAGCTTTGATCATGATTTTTCATCTTCATCTTTGTTTAATAGATTAGTAACTTTTTCAGTAACGTCAAGCTCTATGCCTTCATAGTCAAGTTCAATACTCATATCAACTAGTTGATTTGCTATGTGCATACTCATAAGCAATTCTTCTACACTACTAGCTTTTTGTACTTCGTCTTGTTCTATTATATAAAGAGAGCCATCATCCAGTGTAAGTTTTAGACGTTTAATGAAGTGAACGGGAATTGTATCCACATCCACTTCATTAATTATTTTGCTAAAACTGCGGTCACGTTTTGAAATGGCCATGTCTTTACATAGCTACCTTTGCTTTCTTAGTGCTAGTTCTTTTAGCACGAGTCTTGGGTTTTAAACTAGGATCTAGTTCGTATGCTTCTGTTTTTAAACGTTCAGCCTCCTGCAGGAAGGTTTCAGCTTGCTGTAAACGCTGTTGAGCGATTGCAGAATCATCAAGTATACCAGATTCAGTTTCCTTGACAGGTGGAGCAGTTTGTGCTGATGTACTAGTGCGTGGTGCACCATCTGTATCATCAACCATTACATTTTCAATCTCTTGTTGAGATGCTCCGCTTTCCTGTAATGTTAAGATTCGATTCATCTTATCCAAACGCAACTCATTATTGCTATCAGGTGTTAGCATAATGTTGTTGGTTGGGTATTTACGAAGTCTATTAGATCCGTGTAACCAATTAAGTGCTACTGTACCATCTGATAGACGTTCTCGTGTTAATACCTCATACAAATTACCTGTTGCTTGTGCTGGTCCGCCTTCTACAATTCGCATCATATCCTGATGCACAAGATCTGGTAATGAATCAGTTTCCATAACTAAACAGTTATCTGCTTCCATTACACTACCATCTTGATTGTAGATTTCGCGAAATACAACTATACAACGGCGACCTGTATTAATTACGTGTCCTACGTGTTTTAGCATAATATTTCTCCTTTTGCCTTAAGCGGCAGGTGCTTCTTCTGCTGGTGCAGATTCTGCTGGTGCAGCTTCTTCAGATGCTTTTTGTTGCTCACCTACGTGCTTAACAAAACCTGCAACTTTATCAAAAACTTCACCAACCTGCTTGGCTTCAGCTGCTTTAAATGCACCACGTTGTACTGCAAGATCAATTACATTGGCTACTGCCGCTAGATCATTTACAGTTAGGTTAGGTGCTTGACCTTCTGTTGCCGCATCTGCGGCTGGTTGAGTATTTTCTTCGCTCATTTTAATTCTCCTATTTTAAGAATGTGTATTTTTATTTATCATTAACAGGTGCTTTAATTTTGTACTCATGTAATATTTGCTCAAAATCTAATAAATCTCTTGCATCATAAAACCAAAATTGTAACACCTTGTTACCTAGTATCTTAATATAATACATATCGTGTGTATTATCAAGACCTATCTCATCAAAACTGGGGGTTTTTCTATCCCCGAAGTCAACAGTAACACGATTACGCATCATCTTTTCTACTGTTTCAGTTCGGGCTAACAACTCAATATCGTTGTCGCCTAAATTTTTATTACTATACCAATACATTATGCTGCTCTTGCCATTTTTTGTGTTTCATAATCATATTGAACCGTTGTTCCAAATGGTGCTTCGATGTCTCTACCACCATATTTACTATGGATAAGAAACATAGTATCACAGTAATCTGGATCTCCCCAACTTCCCCAAGGCATACCATCTGTAAACATGATAAACTGGTTGGGTTCAATACCTTCTTGTTCCATAAAACTCCAGTTTACAACAAAGTCAGTACCACCTCCGCCAATAATTTCATATTCACGGATGTCACGACCGTCGTCATGTGTAAACTCATCATAACCATATACTTTAGTATCAAACTGCCAAATACGGATACGATACTCTGCAAACTGTTCCATAATACCTGCAACTTCACTTACAAAGTCAGTTACCATTGTGTTGCTGATACTACCACTTGTATCAATTGCAAGGCAAATATCAATCTGCTGGTCTCTATCCATACCTGGAAGTACTGCACCTGTGTGCCAGCTCTTACGGTTAGGACGAGTAAAAGTAAAATCGTTCTTAATGTTACTTTCAATGTCTGCACGTATATACTGACGCCAGTCCATTTTAGGCTCTGTCAGTTGGTTAATCATACGTTGTATTTCTGCGGGTACATTACCTGCACCGGCTTGCTGAGCGGCTTGCATCATAGCTTCTTTGAGCTCGTCTTGCAACTTCTTACGCTCTTCACTACTTAATGGCTGTGGCTTTCCACCTTTACTGTTTTTGTTTTTACCGTCTTTACCATCTCCATCTGCTTCGTCTCCGTTGCCTTCCATGTCCAAGTGTACATCTAATGTATCTTGATACTGTACATTGTTTTGCAACAGATCATCATATGTATCTTCAGTAGTCCAATCTGCATATTTTGGATCAAGTAAAATTTTAACTTTATTAATAACTGTACCAATTCGTTCACGTTTTAAGATCCAGTTAATAACAAAGTCGCCTGCCATATTCCATAGTTTAGGATTACGGTCTTCTCGACGCATAAAGTGTTCAAACATACAATGTCCAAGTTCATGACCTACAAGGAATACAACTTCATCTGAATCAAGCATATTAACAAATGCACTGTTATAGAAAAAGTTACGACCATCAACTGCGGCAGTAGGACACCATTCATCTGCTTGTACTAGTTTTAAACGTAGTGCAAGTTGTCCAAAAAACGGATGTCGCATAAGCATACGTACACGAGCTTGTACTAGCTTGTCATGTGCAGTCTTATCAAATTGTATTACCGCTGTCATTTCACACTTCCTCTTTAATTACTATACCATGATACGATATAATCATACCAATGTCAAGCATTATTATATAATAATTTAAAAAGAATATAATCTTCTTCCTCAAAAAATACTATAAAGCGTTTAGTTTCTATGTCGTTCCATTCTGGCATTCCTTCAGGACCGTTCCAGTCCCAATTAGTTGTGCGAATATCATATAGCAACGGGGGACATTCTTGCTCTTTTAATATTTTTTGTGCTTTTGAAATACTTTTTATTGGACATTTATAATCTAAATTCCAACTTTCTTTAAACCTACGTATATCCGCAGGTCCTGGATTAGCCATACCACAATGTTCTATACACAATTGAGTAGTATATAATCTATTGTTAATGCGTTTACGCATATCGCTTGGAATGTTAATTAGTGATGTCATGTGTTAAATTGAATAATACTAGATCTTCTTCGTTTTCAAAACTTAGATATGCATTACTATCGCGGTTAGAGCCTCTTCTTATAAACCACCAGCCGAATTTTCCAAAACAGTTATCAACACACCAGTCTATATAAGTTGCTGATACGCCTTCAGTTCTTAAATCTATATTGTGATTAAATCTTATTTCATAACCACAGTCATCTGGTATATTCACTACAAAACTCTTTGAGGTAAATACACCTCGTTCTTCGTAACGCATAATAATACTTATGCTGAAAGGGTCGCTAATACGACCCTTTTAATCTTTTTTGCCTTTTTAGGCTTCTTTAATAAGATGTCCGTAGTTTTTCATAAACTCGGGCCAGTTGCTCATTTTACGCAAGTTAGCCGTTACACCGTACTGTACAAATACAAGACGTGTAGCCATTATGATCATCTCTGGATCGAAGTTCTTCATCATAAAGCCCAATACATTATCAAGCATGTTATCAAAGTCTGCTTTTTCAAGATCACGACCAATTTGCTCATATTGTGCTTTAAGCTCGTATGCCATGCTAGTGCTTAGTGAGTACATTGCACTGATCTCTTTTGTTTTAAGATCCTTTACCTCACCTTTAAGGATAAGTGTAGGGTTAGGCAACTTACTAGCAACCTGGCGGTGTGCTTTAAACTTGAGTGCAAGTCCTTCTCCAACTGCACCTGCAACCATATCAGTAACTTCTTCGTCACTAAAGTCATCTACATCTTCAAGTATCTCACTAACAAAACTCCAAGTACGTGGCGTACCAAACGAACGATCGTTGCTAGCAGGATCAAAGTTATAAAGATCGCCTTTAGCAAAAGTCAAGTAACCAACAACATCAGGATTCTGATTGTTGTCTGTTGCCCAAATACTCCAAGTAGGAAAGTCTACACGTACTTCGTAGTGTACAAAACGGTTAGCAAGCGGCTTAGGCATACGGTATGTAACACCCTTGTCAGTCTCACGGTTACCTGCGGCAATAATCACAACATTGTCTGGCAGTTTGTATGTACCAACTTTTCGGTTAAGGATAAGCTGATATGCGGCAGCCTGTACTGCAGGCGCTCCACCATTAAGCTCGTCCAAGAACAAAAAGATAGTATCATACTGTGCGGCAAGCTCTTCATTTGGAAGCTCTGTGGGCGGTGCCCATTGCATTGTATTTTCTACGGAATTATAATGAGGAATACCTTTAATGTCTGTTGGATCCCAAAGCGACAAACGTACATCAATAAGCAAACTGTTTGCATAACTGTTACAAACTTGTGAAACAAGATCACTTTTACCAATACCTGGTGGTCCCCAAATCATTACAGGACGCTTTGTTTTAGCATGGTGCTTAATATACTTACGTGCTTCTGTAAGTGTTACAGTACGTGCTTGTGTTTCTTGAGCTAGTGCCATTTTCTTTCCTCTATCTAAGTTACTCTTATACTATAAAGTAAAACGCCTTACTTGTCAACACTTTTTTCATCTATTTTTGCTAAAAGTAGATACATTTCTATAATATCATCTCTACTAGCATTACCAATACCGCCTGTAAATCTTGTATACCAAGTCTGTGCATCTCTTACAAATTGTGGATCATATTGACGATCTGTTTTCTTTAAAAAATCTGTACTAATTGCTTCTAACATCATTCACCTGCCTTATCTATACTAATTTCACCATTAGGTAACTCAGTAATCTTGATGAATTTTTGTTGGCTCAGCATAAGCAAAGTACCGTCGATACCCTTATGCATACCTGATTCACTGCCCATACGATAGCCTACAAACGTAAAAATTACGGCTGTAACTAATAGCCATGCTTCCATAATCATACTAAGTTCCTTTTTGTTAAGTTACTTATATAATATAATGTATATTGGTCAGGAAGTCAAGCTAATTTAATGAATTAATCCAATTTTCATAGCCATCTACTAGCTTAAAAATTACACTATCTTCTTCACTAAAAAGTACAATTTGTTTGTTTGTTAGATAATAAGGCCATTGCATTTCCTTATCTAATGCAAGTATATGCCTAGCTGTGACTTTGGTTTCTTTGTTATGAGCAAATGCATAACTGTCATAATCTTTTCGTAAAAGTTCATAACCTAATTTTGTAAGCCGTAGACCTTTTTTCTTTGTATTATAAAAAAGATCCCGTGGTCGCATATCAACACCACTGCCATATTTGTCTATTAGAGAGGTTACAATCTGATCATGTAATGATGTCGTCTTCGTCAATTACTTCGCCATCGCTTAATTTAACTACAGTAAAGTCCTTACATTTAAACATTTTATTAAGCCGTTCTGCTAAATTAAATGCATGCCCACTATTACTAAAACTTACTTTTTTGTATTTTGGTCCTGGATAGTTTACTAAACTGTTTAAACTTCTTAAATTGATAGGGTTGCCTTGATAAAAAACAGCATATATTGCATCTGCTTGTAGAACTTGTTCACTGCGATATGTTTGATTATCTGTATGTTCTAGTATTATTGTTGGTTTAGGTCTTGCCACTGTGTTCTCCTACGTCTTGTAATACTATTTAGTATTAACAACGTATTTAACACTTAAATGGGTTCACCAAAATAAGCAGGTATTAGTTCCATTCCAGTACCACTTGATATTATACAACTTATATCTGACCCGCCTATAGTAAAGACAATACTAAAATTTCTCTTATCAGCGTTATACCACATCGTCAACTGTCCAGGTACTGGAACATTGTCTGGTCTAAATATATTTGAGTTGCCTAGTGCTATGGGAGATTCTTTATATTTGTCTCCTTCAAGTAAATCAAATATTATTTGACTTTTACTGCATGGCATTATTAATGGTAACGCTGTAACGCCGCCAGGTAAAGTTATGGCTGGATTTTTGGGTTCTTGAGCAAACGCTATACTACATGTTAGTGCTAGTATAGCTGGTGCTAGTACTTTCTTCAATGCTTTCTTCATATCGTTTCCTTTTCATAGCCAGATTCACGTCTGACTCGGTCTTGAAAGGACCCATAAACGGATACGATTTTAGTGTCTTTAACCGTGGGCAAAAAGCCGAACTCCACTTAATGGAAGGGAAATAAATGGCATAGTAGCCCGCACAATGAAAGTTTTTACTGTTTACTGTCTTTGTGAAGACCGGAACATTTTCTTCCGTCCTAACATTAAACACTTCTTCGCAATTTGTGTTATATCCAAATACATCTACAAAACTGCCTTTACTGTTATCTGTATTTATGACCTTAAAGTGTTTATCAAATTCTTCTTGATTGTAAACATGAGTCTTTTTGTTCACATTCTCAAAAAATACGTAGTTCCCTTCTGTGTACTTTACAGTACCCAGTTTTTCCCCGTTGTTTAAGACAATCCAAAATTTGTCTTTAATTATGTTTTTTGCTGTATATTTCATGATCCATAAGCTGCGTTTAAGTAGTTTGCATGATCAGTTGCATTATCACTAATCTTTTGCAAGTCATACTTACCACAGAACTTCATAAATTTAATACCTACTTGGCTTGTAGGTTTCTTTTCTACTTGCTCTACAATAGCACTATCTAGTACACCTTTAATGTCATCAGGCTGTGCAGTCAAGTCAATTAGTGTACGGTTACGCTGATAGTCATCTAATACTCTATGCTCTTCACCTTCATGATCTGTCCAACGTTGTAGCATAAAGTTATTCCAATCAAAGCCTTTGTTGTTGCGATCTGCAAATGCTTCCAACATACCTACTTTGTTTTTAGTGCCTTTTTTACGTACACCAGGATATGCACTAAACACATTATCACTAGTATCGCCACGTATGCATTTTTCAAATAGTAGATACTCAGGCGCTTCAATTTGTTTTTGTTCTCCTGTTTTTTTGTCTTTTACAGGTTTTCCTTTGTCATTAAATACACCATCCAACGTAATATGTTGGTTCTGTATTCCGTTATATTGTGTAACGTTCTCACTAATGAGCTGATAGAAGTCGCTATCACTGCTAATAACAACATGCTTGTCGTTAGGATGGTTTTGTATCCAACGTGCAATAAAGTCATCTGCTTCTACGCTACCATGTTGTAGAACTGTGCAATTGCTTTTCTCGTCAATAAAAGTTTTAAAGTCATCAAATGCTTGCCAGAATGCCTGATCTTCTTCTTGTTCTGCTTCTGTAAGAGCGGCACGGGCGGCGGCCCTATTTGCTTTATAAGGTACATAAAAGTCTTTTCGCCAACTACGACCTTCCAAGCAAAACACAACATGACTACCGTCAAAGTCTTTGTATGCTTTATTGATTGCGCTAAACATAATATGATATGCCATGCCAATCTTTGTATCAATATCACTTCCACGTACTACATGACGAGCACGAAAAAACATGTTTGCAGTGTCTACAAGTATATATGTCATTTGTTCATAATCTTCTTTATTAGTGCTTGAGCTTCAGGCAATTCATCTCCCATGATGTCTACCCACAAATCTATATCTCTAAGCAGTTCCAATTCTTTTTCTACTGTATGTCGTTTATACGCAACAAACGGGTCATAGTTTTCTTGTGTATAACTATAACTTATACTCCAAAGGTCTTTATCCTTCTTGTTCGAACTCATCGCTTATAACACCTCTACATAAATCATTAAACCACATATCAACAGTTTCTTCAGCAGTCCTTCCACTATAGCCTGCTTCTATTAAACTGTCAACAAATTTTTCATTCCAATCCAATTCAAAGAAGCCTGTGCTAGGATCTTTTGGATCTGCCATTGTTACATTAATGACTTTTACCCAAGGCTCTTCATTAATAGTGGCAAGTTCTTTTTCTAGTTTTTCGTCTTTTAGGCGTATTTTAGCCATCGCCTTTTTAATTATTTTCATTACCAACCTGCCTTTCTAATCCTATCTTGATCAATAGGTGCCTTCATTGCCTTTTCTAACTGTTCGTTAGTTTCCTTTTTAATATCGTATAATGCATCCATATCTCTACTATGTTCCCCAGGCATTTCCGAATAAGCTGATGTGGAGTCTTGGAGTAAATCTCCATCCTCGTTCCATGCAGGCTTCTGCGACTTCCTTGACGTTAAGATTGTATTCTTCCGATCTACCACCGAGCGGCATAAGGTATACAGGACAGTTGATACCCTTTGCACGATATGCGTCAACAGCTCTGCCAACTTCATCAAAATCATCTTGAGTAGCAACAACAAACTTAAAATACATGTCGCTACCATCAACAAGGCTATACTCATAAGCAACATCAGGGAGTATAGCAGTTTCCCAAGGTTCTCCGCTAACACTAAGTTTAGGGGAACAACTCCAAGTGACTTCAAATCTGTCTTGAGTGTTGAGATAGTCGTAAAACTCGTTGTGTAACTTTTGTGTAGTATTTGTTTCAAATGTAACATTTTTTAAATCCTGCATGCGTGGGTGTTCAAATAGTTGTATGTACAGTCGTTGCCACGCCAACAACGGTTCACCACCAGTCATAATTAAGTGTATGTCCTGGCCATTATCCATTGTCCACTTGCCTTCTGGAGTAAGGGACAACAAATGTTCAACAACTTCGTCAACAGTTGCCTGTCTATTAAAGTGTTTAAATTCAGGATAAATGCTTGCATATGTATCACAACCTGTGTGTACAATAGGCAAGTCTTCAAAAGTAGTTGTAGTTTCATGTACGCCAGCTTCAAGTAAGCCGAGTACTTCTGGATTGTAACGTTGCCCATCAGCATGTTGTTGCCAACGATCACGTTTTTCGTTAGTACCAAAGTTCATACAACGGAAGTTACATCCGAATGTACGCAGGAATACACTAGGCACTCCTACAAACTTGCCTTCACCTTGTACGCTATAAAATGCTTCGCTATATCTAAGTTTCATTTATTTACCTGTAATGTTTGTATTATAATACACGTATTTAGACCAAATGTCAAGTGTCTTTCTTTGTTACGCTGTATCCATGGTCTAGTTCTTCCCAAATTAATGTGTCACCTGTGTCCCAACCAACTTGGTCTAGTGCTTCTGGGGGGAATTCTATAAACAATTCTTTAGTTTTTCCATTTTCCTGCACTTCTATAATCCAACTATTTTCGCCTGTTTTTTTATATTTCATCTAATTTGCCCTTTATACGATTATACGCTAAGTAGTTTCCTTGTTCACTATAGTGATTAATATTGCCTTTGTTTAGCTTCCACAATTGTGATAAGTCTAATCTATTTCTTTCTATGACAGCCGGTGTATCAAAATGATCTATATGTAATGTTGTTATATTACTTGTTAAGCAGTCTAGTTCTTTTCTAAATAAACAGTAAATATCCTCATAATATTCTATATCATAATGATGCATAAAATATCCATAAGCAGAACTAATTACAGGGTTAAAACTCCAACGTCGAGATTCTATATCACTATATAATAAATCACAGTCTTTGTGTAGTTCTGTTTTATGTATACTATTTTTTGTATGCACTCTATATGGGCTAGTGTGGCATATTAATACAGTATCAAAACTATCTAATGAGATACTACGTAACTGCTTGAGTATTTTATATTCACTTATTCCGGCTTGTGCTAGGTTTGTTACTTTATAATGAGCTTGCAACATAAAATGCCAGCTCTTTCTATACCTATTATGATTTGATGCAGCAAAGCTGTCGCCTACTATTAGTAGATTATTTCTCGTTACCATCACACCAGTGCCTACGGGTAGCGGCAGTGTCAGTTAGTTGACTGAACCTATCTGCAATCGCACTTAATTCAAAATCATCAAATTCATTAGCAACTGCACGAAGGCGTTCTAACCATAATTTATCTTGTTTGTGTATATCATCTACACTCATTCTTTTTCCCTTTCAGCAATCCTAGTTCGTAAATCAGTGCTACTAAATCTGTGGTCTCTACTGTTAAAATATAATTCTATATCACGTTTGCGACATATATCTTTACCTGTAAAATCTTTGTTTCTGTATTCTGAACCTAATATTCTTACATCTATATGATACATACTCAGTATATCTTCTAGGTCTTCTTCAGTACTATATGGAATAATTTCATCTACATAACGCACACCTTTTAATTGTGCATAGCGTTCTACAATAGTTTGTACAGGTGTGCTTTTGCCTCTGCGATCTAGACTAGGATCCATTTGTAATGCACAAATTAAATAGTCGCATTGTTCTTTTGCTTCACGTAGCATTTGTACATGACCAGCATGTAATAAATCAAATGCACTTGCTGTAAATCCTACTTTCATACCTTGGCCATACTACAAATTTCTATAGGGTCACTGTCACGTAAATACCCCAAGTCAACTACAGTTGCACATGCTAATGGTGTTGCTCCTGCTTGCTTGATGAGATCTGCAGCCGCGGTTAAACTTCCACCTGTTGCTACTAAATCATCTGCAATCAATACACGGCTTGTGTGTCCTAAGATTCCTTTTTGTAGTACAAGTGTGTCAGTACCATACTCTAGTTCATAACTTGCACTGTATACCTCACCAGGATACTTACTTCCTTGTTTACGCATCATAACAAAAGGCAACATTAATTCGCTTGCTAGTGCTTGACCAACAACAAATCCTCTGCTTTCAACTCCAACAACATGGGTTATATGTCCAAACACTTCCCCGTATTCCATATCGCTACAAAACTCTGCAACAGCCTGTCCCCAAATTTGACTTGCAAACAAACTGTTTAAGTCATAAAAGTTTATACCTTCTACAGGATAATCTGGTACTGTCCGTATATATTCAAGCACATCTATTTTCATTTTGGTTTCCAATGCTCTAAGCATCTTGGTTCATACATGCCCATACTACCTACCTGAACACGATCTCCGCTTGCTTTTATTCTATATGTCTTTGTGGCAGGTTTGCCACAGGTTGTACAAATTGCTCTGATTTTTTCAATACAATCTGCTAGCCCTAATAATTGACTTGTAGTTTCAAAAGGAATACCTCGGCTATCCTGATCTAGTCCACTAGCAACTACATTAACACCACTACTTAACCAAGCCTCTACACCTTGTAGTGTTGTACTGGTATCCATAAACTGTACTTCATCTAAACATACAGTATCATAATTGTAAGGCATAATGTTGTAGTGTTCTTCAATCTCATCAAAGTCAGTAATACTAATACAAGGATAACTCAACTGGTTATGTGTTGTAATAGTATCTTCACTGTAGCGATTGTCGCTTGCAGGTTTTACAACTAATACTTTTTTCTTTTGATGATTTAACCAGAGTACACGTTGTAATAGTTTACTGGTTTTACCTGCATACATAGGACCAGCATAAACGTCTAGCAGTCCCCTACTCATCTTCTAATGATGCCTCATAATCTTCCCAACTGTCGTCCCAATATTCGTCTCCTTCATTAAGGTGAGGATCTTCATATCGTTTGTTAAACCATGCTACACCTGCATAGTAGCCTTTGCCGCGGCTATCGCACCAATCGTATTCACAATCGTATTCTTTTTTATCATAAAATAGTCGTTCTATCATCTCGCCTTGGTCAGTTTCAACAATGCTGATGGCTACTTTTTTAGGATCAAATTCTTCATCATCTTTAAGATCAATTGTCCAGCCGCCAAAATCTCCCTTTTCGCTACTGTAAAAAACAAGTACTGGCACACTATCATCATCTTCATGATCATCTACACGTGTATCCTGTGTATACATTTCACGACCATATAACTGATGTGGTTCTAGCTCAATAGCTTCTTCCCATTCATATTCAGGTTGTCCGTGTTCTCCTACAGTCATTGGAAATGCCATAAGCTCTGTACCATTTGAACTACTGTCATGATGAATATCATCACAATCATGCCAAGCATTCCATTCTTCATCTTCAGGATAGATTGCAGGACTGTCTTTATCAAATCCATCTTCTTCTTCAGGTGTACCATCCCAGGACTCTAGCGCCATTAGGTGTTCAACAAGACGACTGTCGCCTTCTTCTTCTACAATAGGTTGCCAATATTCTACAAACTCTGGCGTTACTGTACCGATAGTCATTTCTCCGCCGTAATTACTACCACGGATATAAATTTGCTTAGACATATTAATTTTCCTCAAAAGTTATACTGTTAGCATTAAGTAAATTTAGCAGTTTACGTTCTGCTTCACGTTTTGATACTGCTGGTATCCAAGCAGTTCCGTATCCAATTTCATCATCAGGGTCTTTTGTTACCTCAAGTGCAATATCACAATCAGCAGTTTTATACATTTTAATTTTAGGAGGCGTAGTAAAAAATACTGTAAACACTTTTGGTTTTGGTTCAAATGGAATTACATTATCTGACATTTTTTATTCGTATGGATAAACTAGCCACACATCCTTTTCTGCTTTGTTTACTTCGTCCCAATGATATTTAACCTTATGAAAATCACTTGCTAAATTTTCTGTCATTACGGCAAACCGCACATTGGAACCAAAAATATCATTCCATTCATGGCTATCAGGCAAACAACCTGCTTGCCAGTCTTTCATAATCCAATTAAATGTAGCACCGGTATCATTAATGTCATCTACAATAAGAATATTTTTT